CCTTGGTAGGATGCTGTATCTTCATGTAATTTTCCATGAAGTACAACGGATCCTTGGCACAGCGTGCTATCTCACGTATCTGATGTGCTGTATACGCAGTCTTCTTGTTAGCCTGCTTTACCAGCTGAAAATCTATATCGTTCTTAGCCATGCGTTACTCAAGCAAACAGCGGCATTATGCCGCTGTTACTTATGGTTAAATTATGCAAATAGGTCAATTCATTACGTCTTGGCGACCAATATGGCTCAGAGGACTGCGGCTACCGTCGGTCACAGGCTCTTCATTGCTGAAGGGATCCTTGTCAAACGCATCCCGGGAATTAGCAGTAAGCGGGCTCTCAGATCCAGCATTACTGTTTTCAAGTTCGGCTTCAATGAGATAGCTGGTGTATTCTTCGTTCAACACGTTGAACAAGCTATCTGCACGCTCTGCCTGCTCTGCCATCAGCGTGTTATCGCCGATCTTACCAAAACGTTGGTTGATGTGGCGACCTTGGTAAACGTAATCCTTGACATCAAGTGGCTCACCTGCTTCTGGATGCTCATCGTGACCGTAGTCGTGATCAGCATTTTCCATAGCAACTTCTTCACAGGTACAAGCACTCTGTGGATTACCGCAATGTGAGCAGGTTGGCTCTGCCGATACACCGTATGGCATACCAGCTTTGGGTGCTGAGACCACAACTTCTGCCGGAGCACTGCTGCGTCCAATACCGCTCATGGCCAGCAAGCGTTCAAGTGTTTCAAAATCTTCGTCAGTGGCTGTGACTGTCATGCTCTTGTGGCTACCTTGATCATCCATGGTTTGATTCATAACGATGTTTAGGCTTTCGCGCAACTGCTTCTGGCTCTCGTTATATGCGTATACATAACCAACTTCGCTAGGACCGTTATTGGTAGCGCCGATTGGCGTGAATGGTATTGGACCCAGAGGAGCATCTTCTTCCATGGTGGCCGACCAGCACTCTTCCATGCCATGCACTGGGCACATCTCGCCCTCAGCGGTCATGTTGCACTCGCCTTCTTCCATGTTCTCATGCATCTCGTCATGCTCAATCTCATCAGCCACTTTGTGACCAGCACGCTCTGCCTTGTCGTCCTCGCTGTCGCGCTCGTGACCGTGAATATGATCCTTGTGCTTTTCATCGTATTCAATGTCATGTGCAACTTTGCGGCCAGCCTTTTCAGCCCGTTCATCGCGTTCATGATCTGATTCTTCATCCATCATCTCACCGCGACTGTCTTCCATCTGTATGGTGCCTTGATAACCAGCACACTCTTCCATGCCGTGCACAGGGCACAGCTCGCCCTCTGCAGTCATGTTGCATTCTTCTGCTTCGAAAACACTGTCTCTGCGTCCCAAGGACTCTATAGCCCTAAGCTTTCCCAATATGCCATGGAAATCCATTGGTATTATCCCTTCTTCACGAATTCTGGTTTATTGGGAGTCTTTGGCGCTCCCATGTTCACTCTCTTGCCGTCGCGGTCCTTGTAAAACCTGTACATTATCTGTGCACCATCGTCAAAGTTACCCTCTGGACCGAGGCCGCTGCGAGGCGTTGGATCAACAACATTGTTGCTAGATGGCTTGTACACTGGTTTAGGCGTGTCGTATCTGGCATTGAAATCAGCCATGTCCTGCACTGGTTCATGCGGCGCAACCTTGCGCATCTCTAACCAGCTAAACAGCGGTTGGCTAGAATCAACCTCATCGCTTGGCCGTGTTGCCTTGATTCCAGCAAGATAATCCAAGAAACGTTTGTTATAAGCATCACCGTATATGTCGGTAACGATTGGCTGTTCTATATCCTGGTACATGCGATCAGTGCTAAGGCGTCCCATGCTTATGAGATCTTTGTCCTTGGCAATGGTTTGGAAACCACGATCAGTCATGAAGTCATCTGTATATTCTTCAACTGGCTCTGTAGCAGTGCGAACCACGATGTTCTTTTCTGGAACGTTTAGAACACCCCGCAGACCTTCCATGGTAATGTAGCTGCTCAGCGGCATGGTGGTAACAAAACTGATCTGCCAGATCTGAACATTCTGTTGATCAACGAAATCTAATTTGTCATCCTTGAGCCACACAGGCTGAGTCATTTCTACCAGACCAAACTGACTGAGATAAAGTTCTGCCGCATCCAGCTGTTCATCGCTGGGTTCTGCTGCTAGCTTGATCACATACCCGTATTCTCGAGTGCTTTCAGCGAGGTATTCTCTGAACGACTTCATGGCCATAGATGCTCCAATGTGATGTTATTTAGCGTCTGTTTCGATTTCGCTAAGCTGTTTCAACAGTTCGTTGCGGTCCATCATGGTTGCTTTCACATCAAGCGGTTCTTTATCGCTGCTCTTGGTAGCACGATCTAGCTTGAGCTTGTCTAGCTGTAACTTCAGCATCTTTAGCTTCTTGTCAACCTTCGCATTCTTAGCATCTACTGCTATCTTCAGCATCTGGCTGCTGCTGCTGAATATCTCACCAGCGTGACGTATCTCCACATTCATGCCCAGATCCTGCAGATCCATGTGTGCCTTGATGGCAAGATCTGCCAGATGGTCCATCTCCACATCGTGTTCATCTTTGCCGCGCGCTGTGGACAGTTGCTTGTCAATGTCATTGGCCAGTGCTAGTGCTGCATGTATGTCTGCATCACTCGGCGAGTCTATGGCTGCAGTATCCTCTGCGGTGTCATCAAGATCCTCAACAGATTCTATATCAAATGTGTCTTCAAGTGTCTTGAACCTATTGGCCATCAACGTTTCCTCTTGGGCTTTGTGATATATATGTCATTTTCTGTTAAAATTCTGAAAATCATGCCGTGCTTCTTGCAGTAACTCATTGCTGCCGCCCATTTAGCAGTGTTTAATATAAGGCTTACCTTGTCGCGCTTGCTTTTGGCATTCTCTACCATGGCTTCTTTGGCAGGTTTGACCTCCACCACTTCTGCTCTGCGCTTGCCATTCTTGTCCTGGTACAGTACCATGAAGTCTGGCACGTATTGGCTGGGCTTTCCTGTGAGCGGATTTATATACGGTATCCTTATGCTCTCACTGGCCCACTGTATCACGCTTGGATGAGTGTCAAGGAAATTCATAACTGTGAGTTCCCAGCTACTGCGGAACACCACCTCCTGCTTGCCTATCAACTTGGCAGGATTCTTAGGGATAAATCGACCTTGGCTGTATTTGGTCATAAACCTGTGAACGCTGCTGCTATGGTAGGACCAAGCGTGGGATTTTTAGTCCAAACTGGATTGGGATTTATGCCAACGTATCCAACCTGGCTAGTAGGCAATCGTATGCTGTTTATAGTAGACATAAAGTCGTTAAGCAAAACGCCTTTATGAAATAGATTAGTTATAGGTTGTCCTGTTTGGCCAGCATAGTATGTGGCCATGTTAGCTAGAACCTGTATCAATTCATCAGGTACACCGGGCCCACCAAACACACCAAGCGCCAATTGATAGGCATTGGTGTTCATGTTTGTCACATATCGAGCGGGAGACTGAGATATAGCGTAATTGGTATAGTCATTGCTAGCTGGTAAAGGTTGGCCTTTGCTATCAGCCCACTGATATGAGCCTCCCTGATTGGTAGCTTGTAGCTGCCCACTTTGTATGGCTAGCTGTTTGCGTATGTTGCTTTGGATGATGTCTTTAGGGCCGCTCATCAACTCTCTCCGCTGTTAAAGTTTTCATTTTCATACGGATAAACCACAGGCGGCGGATAATTGTCTTCTAAACTACCACCATACACCGAGGGATTATCCAGATAAGCAAAACCAGAAACAGTGTTGTGGCTTAGAGCAGCTGCAGTTGAAAGGCTGATACCAAATCCAGGACTAGGTGCTGGTTGATAATATGATTGATTGTATCCAGTGTATCCGCCGTAGTTATCATACTCTGGTTGTCCAAGTGTCACAGTTAAACTGACATCGCCTTGCTGAACCCTGCGTCTAGCATATTGTACCTGTTGGTATTGAGTGAGATAGGTCGGGCCGTCTGATCCATAGTAAGTGTTTTCTGCAGTGTGGTAACCTATGGTCAAGTTTGGTATACGCTGGCCAGGTCGCACGATCGGCTGCCCCCTTAGCTGTGCTGTATCATTTGGTACTCCAGGTCTGTAACTCACTTGGCCTGTCAATGGATCATAACTGCCTGTGTAATTACTGCCCACAGCTGTCGTAACTCGGCCGCCACCAAAATTAAAAGCTCCAAATGACCCTAGTAGATTATACAAACCAAATGCGCTTACTGGAACAAATTCATCGCTGGATTCCAATGGCAGATATTGATTTGAATATGGCAATTGCCCGCCTGGTAATCCAGTCAATCCAAAGTTTTCTGGCACTGGTTCATCGCTAGGATTACCTCCTATACCCTGCGACGCAAAAACTGTATCCGTAGCACCAGAAGCAGCGGAGTATGATTGTTGCCCTGCGGCAGCATTTACCAAAGACCCACTTGGTTCATAGTTGGCATAGTTGCTTACCAAGGTGTTGAGGGCAGATTGAGACAGTCCAGTTGACGAAGACACTCCGGCCACAGGACTGGTGATGTTAGGCCTGCTAGAAGACAGGACTTGAGGACTTATGCCGCCAGTCAAGTCAGTGGGAGGAAAAGAAATGCTTGACTCTGGTGTAAAAGACGGCTCAATATACGGCGATGCATCAAATCCAAATTGCCTAGCTAGACTTGGAGTGATCTTGCCAGCGCTGTACTGCAGGGTTTCGTAACTCAGGGTCATACGAAAATCTTCTAAATCGCTGCTGGACGTGTCATGGTTGCCCCAATCTATGCTGCTTACTTTGGGATTAAGATAGCTCACTAGAGTGTATTCACGATTGTACATGGCATATACGTTCAGTTTGGTAAAGAATTGAACCTGGTTCACCAATGGTCTCAAACCCCAACCTGTGCTGTCATCGAATGTTGGATCAACTGGACTGGTACCCATGGTCATGCTGGATTTTGCTCTAGCGTCGCCAAAGTAATAGTTGAAATATTCAACCCACATTGCCAGTGGATCATTATCCACTGTATCATAGATAGAAAGGGTTACCGGTTTGTATTCAGTCTTGGCATATGCGTAGCGCTTGCGATTATATTGGTTCAGCTCACGCTGTGTAAGATCAACATTGGGTTTATCAACCGTACGAATCTTAAAACTAACCCCACCCTGCCAGTTGCTCATGCGATAAAGATTAGAAAACATGCTCAGCGCTTCTGAACTAACCACAAAATTGGCATAGAACATGTATTTGACCCTGGGGATCGCATACATGGTCTGCCCAGGATTATTGGCTCCAAAAAATACGCTTGCGTAGGATGTGTTCTGTAAAATCTTAGCCATGCAGATATTTAGCCATGCAAAAACCGTTGGTTTTTAGGCCAACGGCTTTTTAAAAATCTGACTATTAACCTGCTTGCGGACCAAATCCAGTTTCTACTGGGCGCGTGGTCATGATATCTGCATCCTGCGTTGCGTTATCATAACGGATGGTCAGTGTGATCATCATCGATTCGCTGTTGCTGTAATCAAACTGATCGTAGGCCACTGTTTCTAGATAGCAGCCTTCGAGGTACCAGTTTTCAAGCACGCCGTCATTGGAGCCATCTAGGGTTTCAATCTGAGTATTGAACTTGTAGTTGATACCAGCCAGGAAAGAAGTCTGGTTAAAGTGGTTCATCTGTTTCTGTAGCTGATATGCTACCAGCGTGCTCACGCTGCTGTTAACATCGTCGCGCACTGTGATTTCTATGTTTTGCCATTCTGGCTTTTGAGCCACGTACATGATGTTATTGTAGCTGTGTATTGGTGTGCTGTTATGCTGTATGCTAGGACGACCTGCGGTGGCTACCTGAACCGTGAGTTGCGTAGCTGCGCCCGGTGGTCCAAAGCTCTGCATGCTCACCCTGAAGCGATATTTCAGCTTCGGCATGAGGATGCCATTGCCACTGACGCCCGGAACTAATGGGACGCCAAACTGGCTGAGTGTTGGTTGGAAAGCCATGTTCTAATCTCCTGTCTTGCAGATTATTTATGCCGGACCGGTACAGAAAAAATTACCAAGTAGATTGCTGCAGATGTCGCGATCTGGTAAATTATTGAATGACATCAAGATTCATTCCAGACAGCTACGCGCTGCTTGTATTGCAGGTCACAGCTCATGTTGGATTAGTTGTCCAGCTACTGTACGGTCATTGGTATCATTGGATAGTCACAGCTATCGTATATTTCATGACAGGATGCTGTGGCATGACCATGACGTTTCACAGATTGCTCAGTCATCGCAGCTGGCGTGCACCTCGGTGGTTCGAGATATTTGGCACGCTCTGTGGTACCTATGGATTGACTGGTAGCAGTGTAGGCTGGGTATCTGTGCACCGAGAACACCATCATCACACTGACACTGATCTTGATCCGCACGGTCCAAAACACAAGGGATTTGCCAAAGTGCAATGGTTCAGCATGTTTGAACGTCCTAATCCCAGATACAGTCTACATTTGATACGAGATCAATTCCATTTATGGCTGCACAGACATTACATCATTCTGCATCTGTGTATATTTGTCTCATTAACGTTGATTAACCCCTGGTTATTGTTGTGTGCATATCTAACGCCTGCAGCCTTGCTATGGAATGCTGGATCATTTATTAACACGCTGACACATATGATAGGATATCGAAATCATCAGACGTCAGATGACAGCACTAACATCTGGTGGTTAGGCTATCTGATGTGGGGCGAAGGGTGGCATAACAATCATCATAACAGCCCAGGACGATCACAGTTTGGAGAGAAGTGGTGGGAGTTTGACCTCGGTGGTTGGTTGATCGCAAAGATAGATACATCGGTTAGATCTTGATCCCAGAGATTGTTTGAATTATAATTAATACTAGAGGATACATCTCATGGACAAGACCTTATCTAAACACTCGTTGCCTAGCATTGCTAATCTAAATCTAACTATCGATATCAAACGCTTGCAAGATGAATGTGATCGTTTAGCTGAGAAGTTTGTAGATGTGCGCACAGCCAATCCAATGTTATGCGATAATCATATGGACCTAGTAGCAGACGTTTACGATAATTTTGAACAGATAAATCTAACTACGCCAACCGTGATACTGCCCTATGAAGCCAGCATCAAGGAGAGATTGCGCCGGCGCGAGGAACATCTTTACAACATTCCAACTAGTGATTACCTCGATAGTTACTTCCAAACAATCGTCACGCAGTGTAAATCACCAGCAAGCCGGATAAGGATTACCAAGCTAGCTGCAGGCAAAACCATACCGTTTCATGTTGATTATGATGTCAGCTACGCAGTAAGATGCATAATACCAATCTACGGCGACAAGGATGTAGTGAATCTATTTCGCAGAGATAATCAACTAGAAGCCTACAATCTTGAGATAGGTAATGCATACTTTCTCAATATTGGCTATCCACATGCTGTGATCAACATGAGCAAGAAACCAAGGATAGCCTTGATGTTCAGTCTAGATGGCACTGCGGATATAGCACATCTATGATAGTATTCAGTGATCGAATATTCATACTCATACCAAAAAATGGTTGCTGCAGCATCATGGACCATTACGGTGTTAATGCATGGACGTCGCGCAGAGGCAATGTACACGAA